CTCTCTTCCTATCCTATCTCATTTGAAACCGGTTATGGTTTCTATGATGATGAAAGGAATTTTGTTCGTCTAATGTGGGAATTAATCAGCAAACACTGCTATCTTAATTATTATAAGATAGTATGTGAAGCTGAATCTTGTAGAGTTAAGAATCGTTTTCGAAGGCCATGGTTGGAAAAGACCCAGGTAACTGGTAATTTCCAGTCAGAGTTCGAGAAAGCAATTCTTTCTCTTAAGAGGGAGACAGCATGAACAAGTTATACCTTTCGGCTATCCTCGTAGCCCTAATTGCGGGTCTACAGCACTTGATTAATCAGGAAACTGGCGTAAATCGTCAGACAAAACCTGATTAACATGGGCGCGGACATGGCTGGATTCACCAACCTCCAGTAGGAGGAGTGATGAAAAGCCACGAACAGGACTTACTGACTGTATGCTATAATATCCTTATGGATATTACGGCAAAGTGCTTTCAGCCGTTAGCCAGCATGACACGCGACTTTATGCAAATAAAGAAACGTGTCACATATGAGGGGTTATCGTTTCTCACCATAACCCTGCCCGACTTCGGTAAAGACTTCGAAAGATGTCTTGACTGCGGTCAGGTGACTTCTCTCCACTTCCATGGATGGAAGAAATGGAGGTCTCTCCCTGCGTTTTTGCAAGGTTTGACAAAGCTCATATTTGATGCTGGAACTGGGAGGCTCCTTGATACTCCAGACATTGCGGCAATTGAGGGAATTAGGCAGATTGCTTATTCCTTCAAAAAGTTGTCGCTTCCGTGTACTCCCGAAAGGGAATCCATGGCACTGTCAGGGTTTAAGGAGGTTGAGCGTTTTCTTTCAAGAACCATGCTACCTAGAGACAGTAACTTATTTACTAAGATTACTGATCTTTTGTGGGGCAATATATTTGCTGGGTCTTTTGACCCTTACGAATATATCCCCAAGCATGGACCTGGACAGACTGCTGAGTATATTTCGGGTAATCGGAAATATACTCACCGCACTTGGTACGAAAGGTTAGAACCTTTCTTTCCGGCCGATATTCATCTGATGAGTTGTGTTACACAACTCTTTGATGATACCGACGGGATAGAGTGTGTGCAGTTTGTTAGGGAGGAGGACGAGCTGCCCGTTAGGGTAGTATCGGTTCCTAAAACATTGAAAGGACCACGGATAATAGCTATTGAACCTGTTTGTATGCAGTATGCGCAACAGGCTCTAGCTTCTTTTATTATAAAGAAGCTAGAGACTTCTCGTATAACAGCTGGTCATATTAATTTTACCGACCAGACTGTTAACCAGAAGTTGGCTATTTCAGCCTCGTCTGACAGAAAAAGTGCTACACTTGATCTGTCAGAAGCGAGTGATAGAGTACCTCTATCATTAGCTTCTGCTATGTTTAATTGCAATCCTGATTTGCGGGATGCGATATTAGCATGCAGAAGTCGGGCTGCGCAACTTCCTTCAGGTGAAATTATACACTTGAAGAAATTTGCGTCCATGGGTAGTGCTTTATGTTTTCCAATTGAGTCCATGTATTTCTACACGGTTATACTTGTGGCTCTCTTTCGGAAACATAAACTCCCTGTTACCCTTCGCAACCTATACAGGTTGTCACGAGGGGTCTACATTTACGGGGATGACATAGTCATTCCAGTAAATGAGGTTGACGTTGTCAGCGAAACCTTAGCAGAGTATTATTGCAAGGTTAACACCACAAAGTCTTTCTGGACTGGTAAGTTCAGAGAATCTTGTGGCATGGATGCTTATGATGGAGAATGTGTTACTCCAACCTATCTCCGTCAATTGCAACCCACTGACAAGGGTAACACATCAGCGCTGATTTCTTGGATAGCAACTAGTAACCTCTTTTACAAAAGAGGTTATTGGAAAACTGCCGACTATATGAAAAATATAGTTGAAAGTTTTCTTGGCAGTTTGCCAGTTATCGAAGAATCTTCGCCTGGTGTTGGTTGGTTCAGCTATCAAAATGGTTTTCAATTTGATAGATGGTCACGTACACTACATAGGTTTGAAGTTTCAACCTATATAGTGTCGCCCGTTTATCAGAATGATCCATTAAGTAGCTGGTCCGCCCTGCTTAAGTTCTTCCTTCATTCTTCTCGTAGATCTATAAACGATGTACGAGAGATTGATCAGAAGCACTTAATCAGAAGCCCGAGGTCCGGCACCTCCAGCATGAAACGCCGGAGGACCACTCCGTACTAAAC